TCGTACCTATAGAGTATGACAAAAATATCACACACATATATCGCTTAGAGAACCTGACGCAAGTAGAAAGAGAAAAGATTGTAGAGATTGCATTAAGTATGGAAGGTACGGACTATGACTACGCACAGATATTTGAAATGTTGTTCCGTATAGTATTCCGAATCAAACGAACATTATTCAACAATCAAAGTAAACTTACTTGCTCTGAAGTCGTGGACAGGTCGTTTTATCTAGCAGGAGTCAAAAGAAAAGACGTAGATAATCTCTACGATCTCACTCCTGAAGAACTATTACATAAATATCCACTAACTAGAGTGCTTTAAGACGGGAAATTATCCCGTCTTTTCTTATATTATAAGAGAGGTGATTCAACATGTCTATGTCGGATGGAAGAAACGTCCTAAAGAAGATTGCATTCCAGGTAGGTAATAAATTTTTCCGCTTTGCCTTAAACCCTGAGAACATGACATATGTACGTCCACACCGTACAACTGTACTAAAAACAAAGAGTCGTATCATCGTTGAGGACTTCCAAAGTGATATCCCAACTTATACGATTAGCGGTACAACAGGTTTCAACCCTACAGGTAGAGCTTCAGACCGAGGGATTACTAAAATAAAAGAAATGAAAGCTTTCTTAGAAGACTATGCAGAGACAGGCGGTAATGGTAGAACTGCTGCTGAAGACTTTTACTTCCACAACTTCACAAATGATGAGAGCTTTGTAGTCCATTTATCTCCCGAAGGTGTTACCTACACACAAGATGTTAACGCTCCTTTAATGTATCGATACGAAATTAAATTCGTGGTACTTCGTAAATCTACTGATCCTGCGGATGATGACGTGGTGCAACCTGAAATCGGTAATAGATATCCTACGGTTAATCCAGGCGGAGGAAGCAGCGGTGGAGGTATGCCAAACGTAACTCCTCCTGGCGGAAGTATTTGGATTCCAAGCCCAATTCTACCACCACTAGGCGGGTCTATCGGAATGCCTACACCAATTTTACCTGGCGGAGGTTCCAATTCAGGTTCAGGTGGAAAAGGGAACGGGGGCTACGATCCAAGCTCAGGTAACGATGGGATATATAATAAAGATGACAACGGTATTTACATCCCAGGAACAGGAAAGAACCCTGTTAACCCACAGAGCCCTTCACCGTTATCATACCAATATGGGATGTCAGGATTAGGGTTTAACATCGGGTACTACGGAAGGTGGTATTAAGAATGGCAATTAAGAAACCGTTAGACCTCGTTAAATTCGTTTCTAGTGTGCCTGTGCTAAGTGATGGTACGATTCCATTCAACGTACTAGACGACTCAAAGGAGTTCGTTTCTACGTTGTACAAGCCCGTGTATAGTCTATCATCCGTTGCACGGTTAGTACTAGAGGATATTAAAACGGATAAGATCGAACTAATCAATGTGGAGCTAGACCCAAACACAATCGTAGCCAAGGTTATGAAAAGTGACCTAGCTTCCTACAACCCGAGAATCTATGCACTAATGACATCGGTAGTTTTAGAATCATTCGCTTTGCTATACAGCATCGAAGCTGCTAGTACGAACTTACAGTACATAGCTGCAAAGGATTTCCTACGAATCAAGGAAAACATTAACTACCTTGCAGACTACTTCGGTACAGAAAAGAAATACCGCAGCATGATCGAAACTCTCCGAAACATGCATATCTCATTTGGGTACTTAGAAAATCAAGTTGACGTTATCATGAGCAACAACTGGACGGTGAGATAATGGTTAAATTCAGAAAGAAAATTGTATCTTATGGGGACACAATGCAGGCGATCGCTCAACAAGAGTTTGGGGATATGTCACGATGGGTAGAGTTAGCTAGATTCAATAACCTGCGCTACCCTTATATTGTAGACACGGTAGAAGAGAAAATGGTAAACCCTGACCATCTACTAACAATCGGGGACACGTTAATGATTCGAGTATCAGAGGACACAGAAGCGGAACTAATCTCTACGTTAAAAAGAACAAATGAGTTTGACCAGGAAGAAATCTACGCACTATCACTAGGTAAAGACCTAGACATTCTACCGTTACCAAAGCAGTTCGGTAGTCCTGGGTGGGACGCTGAAATACTAGAACTGAAAGATGATGGTAAGGGTGATGTTAGAACGATTAGAGGTATTGAGAACTTAAAGCAATCTTTATACATTCGACTAATCACTCCACTGGGAAGTTACCTGGGGCACCCTCGATATGGTTCTAGAGTCCATGAGTATATCGGTAAGAAGAACACGGAAGAGAATGCTTCACTATTAGCTGTAGAGATTGAGAGAGCGATGAGAACAGATGGTAGGGTTCGAAACATTGAAAAGCTCGGGCACTCGATTAGCGGTAACACGTTTACAGCAGCATTCAAAATCTTCTCGATTGCACTAGACGAAGCCTTTATCTTAGCAGTGCGTGCAGGGGAATCAGGTCGATTGCTACTGGATGACAACTTTAACGAAAACAACATGAGATAGGAGGTTTACAAATTGAGATATAAACAAATGACAGAAATCTACTCAAGACTAGTAGACCATACGATTACGAACACAAGAAAGATCAACGACTTCTCAATCGGTAGTGCCATGAGAGCGATATACGAAGCGATTGCTACAGAGCTAGAACAGTTCTATGTGTTAACAGAAGAGAACATTCAGGAAGCTATTGCAGCAGGGGTATATGCTTCATTCGGATTTAATAGAAAGCCACCACGTAAAGCCTACGGTAAGGTGCAGGTTGTTTTCCACAATGCGTTGCAGCAAACGGTATCTCTACCGAGAGGTACACGCTTCACATCTAGTTTATCTGATTACTCGAATACATACGAAACATTAGTGGACTACTACATCCCACAAGGGACAGTAACTGCTGAAGTACAAGTGTACTGCACGATCCCTGGGGAGATTGGTAACATCCCTGCAAACATAATCGATATCATGATGACTCCTCTAGCAAACATTAAGACAGTGAACAATGCTCAGGCATTCCAAACTGGACAGAATGAAGAGCCGCTAGATGAAATGAAGTCTCGTTTCCGTTCATACATTGAATCTTTAAGTAAAGGTACAGTCCCTGCTATCGAATATGGTACTCGTTCAGTAGACGAAGTAGCGGGTGTATGGATTGACGAACAGACAGGTCTTATCAACGTGTACGCTCATGACCGAAACGGAGACTTACCTGAAGATGTTTTGGCTAAAATTATCGCAACATTGGAAAATTTCAGACCCGCAGGTATTCCTGTTAGCGTTAAGCCCGTAGCACGTAGAACAGTAGATGTTGATGTTAAACTAATATTAACAAACAAATCTGCAATTACAAAAGCGTTCCAGGATAAAGTCGTAGGAGAGGTTTCACGATACTTAAACAACATGCAGACTTCACAAAGTTTAATCCTTTCTGATCTGACTAGTGTTATTAAAAGTCTCGACAAGCAACTTATCTACGATATCACATTTGTCAAACCAACAGGAAACATCATTGTTGCAGGGAATGAGATTATCCGAGCAGGAACAATTAAAGTAACTCTAGAGTAGGAGGTACACAGAATGTCATTCTTAAAACATTTACACCCAGGATGGAAGACTCGTTTAGTAGATAAGACAGAAGCGAATGCTGCCATCCTTGCTTCTATCGATGATGAACTTAGACTTACAGAAGCAGATGCTATCTCAAGTAGGCTAGATGAATCGTTAGAGACTGCAACAGGAAAATGGCTAGACGAATACGGAGATATATTCGGGGTTGTACGACAGGACAATGAAAACGATACAGCCTACAGAGCACGTATCATTCAGTACATCTTATTAGACCGAGGTACAATTCCTGCTATTAAAAAAGCGATCCTGGCTTTCTTAGGAGACCCGAACACATACGTAAACATCTATGAGCCATTCAATAACATTTTCTTCTTGAACCAATCTAAGCTGAATGGTAAGGACAATATCCTGGGTGAGTATTACACAACTGCGGTAATCGATATCTTCTTCGCTAATAACTTCCCGTATGCAGTTATAGACGTAGTTAAAAAGTTTAAGCCCGCAGGTGTAACAGTTCATTTAACAAGACAACCGAAGGCATACAACCCTGCTGTAACTACATTTAAAGTGGATACTCCGACTGATCCTGTAACAAAAGCATTAGAAATGCAAGCAAATAGGGACAGCACATACGTGTCAATCGGAGAATCTGCTATAATTGGTTATAAGAGGGTTCACAAGGTAATGTTAGCAAGACCACTAAAGGATACAGAGGACATCAAAAACCCTCCGTTCCCAGTCGTAATGTACGGAAATAAACCGTACGTACTTGTTCCTAGAGATAATGCAGTAGCTGAAGGAGCAAAGTGGTTATACATAAATGTAGCAGTGGAAGGTAAAGACTTCCTGAACCAAGCTTACTCAAAGGTAGAACTGTATTTTAACCTGGTTCCTAAAGGGGCTAAGAAAGATACATTGTACCCATCCGAGGTTACAAGCCCAGGAACGAAACTTATTTCCGATTCCAGGGACAAGCAAGGACGCACAATAGATTTAAAAATGGACGAACAATTTATGATTGAGTTCCAATAGAAGGAGTGAACAACTTTGGCAGATAACATCGATTTAAGTGTAAAACCTTTTTATGATAGATTCGACCCTAAGAGTGGTCGTTCTAAAGCGCTTTTCCATTCGGACAGACCGCTACAACAAGCAGAACTGAACGAGTTACAGTCCATTGCAGAGTACAACCTAAGACGATTAGGAGACAGTATCTTCGCAGATGGTGCAATTCAAACAGGTATGGCGTTCAGCTTTGACAACAAAGATGCTCCTACAAAGATTACAATTGAGGAAGGCTTAATCTACCTAGCAGGTAAAGTAAGACCAATCAAGAAACAAACAATTCCTTTTGCAAATAAAGGTACAGAAATCATCGGTGTAAAAGTTGTACAGACTATTATCACGTATAACGAAGACCCTAAGCTTTTAGATCAGACACAAAATGCACCTAGCTACTTATCGCCTGGCGCAGACCGTTTGCAAGAAGAAGTAATCATTACGTATAATGATGACACTACAGCTTCTGTATACCGCTTTGAAGATGGTAAGTTATTCATCGAACCTGACCGTCCTGAGTTCTCACTTATCAATACAGTATTAGCACAGCGTACTGTAGAAGAATCAGGTAACTACCAGGTAGAAGGATTCGAAATGTGGACTGAGAAGGGTCAGAATGCAGAAACAATCGATGTAATTATCGATAAAGGTTTAGCTTACGTAATGGGCTATCGTATCAGTAAGCCTACATCTACTCGTATCGCAATCAATAAATCGAACACTTTCCGTTCAATTGTACAGGAGACAAGCACATACAACACTGCAAAAGCGAAAGTTAATGTAGGTAGTTCATTCGTTAAAGCAGTTACAAACGTTGTAGGACGCACTCTAAGCCCCGCAGGTGGCGTGCAAATCTCCAAAGGTGTTGCAGACGGTCGAGATGAAATTCCTGCGCAGTACACGAATATAGACCCTACTACAATGGTCGTATCATTCAACACAACAGTGTACGTAAGAGACAAAGACTATAGAGTAGTTCAGGATAGTGGTATTCAGTACATAGACTGGAATACAGGTATCGCAGGAAACCCTGTCGAACCACCGTCAGGTCAAACATATAAGCTAACTTTTGAATATGACCGTGTAATGAAAGTAGGAACGGATTACAAAGTTACTAGCACTCCATTAGGTGAAAAGATTCCAGGTACGAAAACTGAAGTAGATTTCAGTGGTATGTCGGGAGCTAAACCAAAAGAGGGCGGAGTAGTTCGTGTCGATTACGATTACTACTTATCACGAGAAGATATTGTCACATTAGATGCTTCAGGTAACTTCGCAGTTATCGAAGGGCAGGCTGATCGTGAAGGGATGACAAAGCAGCCTGAGAACCGTGACCCGCTTTCATTAAAGATTGGTAACGTTCACGTATTCCCTTACTCTGACTTTGCAGCAGCTAAAAATACTGCGGTTGTTCGTCTCCGTATGGAAGACCTACAAAGAATGAAGTCTCGTCTTGAGAACGTAGAGTACAACCAGGCTATGATTCTTCTTGAGAAACAAGCTACGAAAACGGAAGACCCGTTAACGCTACGTGGAGTATTCGCAGACGCATTTACAGACTTCAGTAAATTAGATACAGGGTTATCTTCTGTAGCGTTCTCACTAGACGATGCTACAATTACGATCCCTACGAAAACTCCCGATGACCAAAAGGTACGACCTAAGTTCATGGAGAACGATTCAGTATCGCATTCATGGGGTCGATTAGTAACTGCACCGTTCAAAGAGATTAAAGAAATCAGTCAACCGTTAGCAACATCGGCTTGGAACGTTAACCCTTACCAGGTGTACAACAAGCAAGGTGTTCTAAAACTTTCTCCTGAGAGAGATAACTGGATTGACGAACAACGTGTAACTCTTTACGAAGAAGATCATGTCACTACGAACCTTAACCGTTGGTGGATGCACCAAGGCGAGGGTGACCCAGGCGGAGTCGTTAGTGACTGGAACAAGGAGTTAATCGACAAGACGCAGCTTGAAGGCGGAATCCAATGGAATGAATCATCTATCGGTTGGAGAGAGAAGCAAGAAGGATCGTTTTGGTCTTCTGCACAAACAACTCGTAATGAAGTTATCGAGTACATGCGTCAAATCGAAGTATCATTCTCTGCAACGAACTTAATGAAAAACACTGATAACTTATTCATGACATTCGATGGTGTCCGAGTACCAGTAACTCCTGTAGCACCTACAGTAGCGGGTTCTCAAACAGGTACGATTCGTTCTAACGCATTAGGGGAAGCTTCAGGTAAGTTCATGATCCCTGCGGGTATTCGTACAGGTGTCCGAGAAGTAACGTTACAGAATGCTGATAACTTAGCAACTTCTACGTTCTCAGCGCAAGGTACAGCGAAGATTACAACAGATACAATTACGAAGACTCGTGTAACGTTCAACCTGTATGACCCTCTTGCACAGTCATTTGCTTTCCAACAAGCACGAGTAATTTCGTCTGTAGGAGTTTACTTCGGTTCTAAGTCTACAACAGATAACATCGTTATGCAGGTTCGTGGATTATCAGACGGTGGTTTACCTAACCGTACAGTATACGCTGAACGTATCTTAACTCCTGATAAGATTAAAGTTTCTGAAGATGCTTCACTAGAAACTCGTATCGCATTAGATGACCCACTAATGGTTAAACCAGGTGAAGGTTACTGTATCGTATTTATCACAGATAGTGCGGACTATACAATGTGGTGTGCGACATTAGGACAGAAAACACTCGGAAGCAACGGGCAAACTGTAGTTTCTCAACCGTACGTAAACGGTGTTCTATTCAGTTCTTCGAACGCAGTATCTTGGACAGTACACCAGGAGACAGATATGAAGTTCAATATCTACACTGCTGAGTTCGCTGAAGAAGGTATCATTGAGTTCGATACAATGAAGAACATTGATTCAAACGGTATCCTGTTAATGGCTTCATTCTTAACACCTGAGAACACAGGTTGTAACTGGGAAGTTAAGATCGTAAATGCTTCGGATGTCAACACTATCTCAATCGACAGTGTACCGTGGTTGCCGCTAATCAACTATGCAGGGATTCAAACCCCATTCGTGGTAGGTCTAGCTAAGTTACGAGCTACGTTCAAGTCGAACCGATACATCTCACCAATGTTGGCATTAGATGATTTACTATTCGTAAACTTCGTAAGTGCTACAAAAGGAGAGTACGTATCTAAGACGGTTGACCAAAGGGTATCTCCATTCAACACGGTTACAATCGCTTACGACTCTGCTGCACCTTCAGGTACTCGTGTTAAACCTTACTACTCGTTAGACCAAGGGGCAACATGGAAGGAATGTAAGTCTACACCATCTACTGCTCAACGATCAGCGGAGTTCACTCGTTACACTTATGTGGAGAGAGTAGCGCAATCAGCGGTCGAGATTTCTATTAAGTACAAGTTAGTACTTGAAGGAGATAACCGATTCTTACGTCCGAGGGTAAGACAGTTTACTGGGATGACTACTGAAGCAATCTAAGGAGGGGAAACAATATGCCAATGGAGCAACGTTGTCCAAACTCAGGGGCGTTACTATTCGTCCCTACCTCTTTTGAGCGTTCGACTATTTCAACAGCTCGACAAATGAAAGGGCAAGCAAAAGAGTTAGAGAAGCAGCTACAGGAAGTAGCGGAAATGAAGAAACAGCTAGAAGAGGTTTTGAAGCAGGCTAAAGAAAAATAAGCATAGAAAAAAGAGGTGCCCCCACAAGGCACCTCTCTTCTTTTGCCCTACTGAACCAGGTAGGGATACTTGTGGTTGTTAATTGTCGTTGTCACTAATGTTTTTGCATAGGTTGCATCCACAAATACATTGTAACTTAACTCGTACACAGTGTCAACACATATTCCAAACTAATATTTCTGACCTATTTAGAATACTTGTAAAGCAATGTTTCTGAAACATTTATTAAACTTCCCTGACCTATTTAATTTTATGCATGTTGTATTTATATTTAAATATATTTTATAACTAATTAATAATTAAATAATAAATACGGAACGAGTAAAAGGTAAATAGGTCAAGTTATAACTTGTATTGATAAGGCTGTATCATTGTGGTAAGATATAGAAAGGTGTATAATATACATCTAATAACTATTGAGGAGGAAACCATATGTCAATGAGTATCAATGGCGGAATCAACATGTACAACTTGCTTGGTAAAGAAAGGCATGAAAGCGATGTTCCACCTTACGGGAGACAGGTTAAGTATATGAACAAAGGTGGTCACGAATACGAGCGAAAGCAAGCGAACCAACACTTCCAAGAGGGGCAAGTACTAACTGTACAAGAGATTTATGTTAGCTCTTTCAGTTCTGAAGTAGAGTTTGTAGGAATGCCCTTCCTCAAGTTTAATACAGCTATGTTTGAAGATTTAGAGTTTTAAGCAACTCCTTACTGTGTATCAAGCCATACACCAGTGAGAGGATGTAATTACATACATGAAAGTTATTGTAGACATAATGTATACCCACGTAGACTTCTTAGGTAATACGCTGCTTCGAGAGAAAGTACAAGCTATGATGCATATTAAGATGGGTATTAAAGAGGACAGTGCTTTCCATTCACCTTCATACAAAGCAGGTCATTGGGATGGTATCACGGACTTCTATGACAAGAAAGAAGATAAGTTCCTTACGGGGCTACTTCCTCAGTTCATGGATGGTATGCGTGCATTAAAGGATCAGTACCCACTGCTTGCTTATGAAATTGAAGATGTGCGACCTGCACCAATTATGCACCACGACAGCATGGACGAAGAAATTGTATTAGGTAATGGTGACGAAGAACCAATTACGTTACGAGCATACCAATACAGTGCAGTTAAGAAAGCGTTAGAATCCCAGGTGCAGATTCTGAATCTTGCAACGAACGCAGGTAAAACAGAATGTGCGTCAGGAATTATGCAGCAATTAATGCCTTACGTAAAACGAGGGGAACGCTTGGCATTCTTCTGTAACTCGAAAGAGATTTTCCACCAAGGGGCAGAACGTGTACGTAAACGTTTGAATCTAACGGAGAAAGACATCGGTAAAATTGGTGACGGTAAGTTCGACATCAAGAATAAAAAGATTGTATTCGTTATGATCCCAACATTAGCAAGTGCATTGAAAGACCCGAAGAAGGGTGTAAGCTTTACGCCAAAGGAACGGGTTATCAAATTCATTGCTGAAGAGATTACACCTAAGTTCAAGAATACAGTAAATACAAGACAGCTTATTCGTAACTATCTGAAGAACTGTAACCTTGATACCCGAGTGTGGAAGGATTCAGAAGAGCAGTTAATGTACATTGCTTACGACCAACGATTCACAGATAAAGGGGCTCAGATGCAGCTCAATAAATATGTGGTCGAGTTCGATAAGATTATGGAAAAGAAAAACAAGAAGAAGTATAAGAAGTTTAAAGAAGTAAAAGAGTTCATGGAATCTGTTCGAGTAGCAATCCAGGACGAAGCGCATGAGATTAACGGAGCAACTGTATTTGATACACTAACTCAGTTACCGAACGCACAATACCGTGTAGCGCTAACAGGTACAGTAGACCAAAAGAATAAGATGTTATGGCAACGTATGCAGTGTGTATACGGTAGCGATTTATTTAAGGTATCGAATGAGTACTTAATTGGACAAGGTGTTTCTTCTAAACCAGTCATTCGTATGATTCCGATATCCGAGCCAAAGGACATCGAACTTGTTGGTAACTACCTGGAAGCATACAAGAAAGGTATTTCCGAAAACGATGCACGGAATAGGGTCATTGCCCAAACTGCAAGTTGGTACTTACGTAACCGACCAGGTGGGGTTCTAATCAGTGTAAACCATATCGAGCATGGGGAACGAGTCCAAAAGATTTTAAAAGAAGAATTTGGTTTCGATAGCGATTTCACACACGGTAGCTTAGATATGGAAGATCGTGACGAATACTTACGCAGATTCAGTACAAAAGAATCACGAGTACTGATTGCATCGAGTATCCTTGACCAAGGGGTTGACATTAAGAGTATCGGTATGCTGCTGATGTCAGGTGGTAACAAGAGCTTACGTCAAAACCTACAACGTATCGGTCGTGGATTACGTCTGAACGGTATCGATGGGAATACAGTCCTGGTGTTTGACTTCTATGATATGACAAATAAACACTTATTGTCGCATAGTAAAGAACGCCTAAAGATTTACCAAAATGAAAGCTTCGATGTGCGTATGCTTGGGGAATAGCATCATCGGGTTTACAGAACTACAGTCTGTGTTATAATAAAGTTATAAACTACGGAATGTAAGGAAATAAAATTAGGAGGAACTAGTATGGAGTACGGTGTGTACCTTGAATCATCTGTTGTAGACATTAAGCCTAAAGTATTAGACTTTTTAACAAAGCTAGTTGAGAAGGCAAAACAAGCAAGCGAATACATATTAACATTTACAAAGAGAGAGTTGTCTGAGGATTTCGGTAAGGATGTTCGGACGACCTCTCGTTATTTAAAAGAATTAGAGGAAAGAAAGATAATCCAGTTAAAAGGTAAGCGTGGTCGTGGCGGTGGAACTGTAATCATGTTCAACTCGAACCTTATCCGCTTCGAAACTTCTGATAAAGCATTGGTTAACTCAGAAGAACCAATCTCTATTGAAGATGTACTGGAAAAGAAATTACCAACTAAGAAGAAAGAGCCAAAGCAAAATAAGCGTAGTCGTAGAACGAAACAGCAAATGCTAGAAGCTCAACTTCTAAAGAACAAACGTCAATCTAATATAGATGACATTAATGATCGCCTGGAAGCATTAGGCGGTAAGCCGAACTGGAACTGGTTCGAACAATTGGACAACCCTGTAGATGATTACCGTACATACTTATTAACTCGTTTATACAATCGTTATGCAGTCTTATTTACAGACCAACATAACTCAGATGTAGTGAGTGGTCTGAAAGATGCAGCCGAAGTACAGATGATTAGCAGCACATACGATGTATTGCCTGAGAAGTTTTACGGGTCTATACGTTGGGCGCAATTCGAAAAGTTCCGTGAGTTCTGCGATGAGAACGGAATTGACCCTGCTGTATATCTTTCTGCACAATTCAATCGTTCTATTTACGATGCATCTACCAAGAAGAGTAAGAAGATACTCCCATTCGTAAACGCTTTAATCAGTGACACCTCTTATGAAGCGTTTGCTCAATACTGCGGATTCCAACAAAAGTACAGTACTACGTTTAGATCACACCAACAAATTCCTGCGAAGTTCGTTAATGACTTTGTAGTTCGTGCTATTCGTGACGGTTACGATGAAAGAACAAAAGGAAAAGGCTTGTGGCATTACCGAGCAGCAATTACAGACTTCTTTAAAGAAGAAGGTTTCGATGATACAGACTACGCATTATTAAACTTCTATGATATGACAGACGAGAACCTTAAAGAGAAGAAGGTTTCATTTAAGACTCGAAACACTATTAAGAAGTTTGTAATGTTACAATCCTTAATTCAAACAGGCGGTTCTACTAATTTACCTGAGCATATTATCCTGGGTTCAGAAATGACACAAGTTATGTTAGCAACGATTAAACGTGAAGCAACACCAGTGAATCCTGTACGATGGAAATATGAATGGGCTTTAGGACGGTTAGCACATCCGAACGAAACGGAAAAAAACCAAAAGACTTTAGGTGCTAATCTGTACTACCGTATGGTTGCTTTAGATGAAACATACGATGTACTACGTCTAATCATGGAGTTCCAAGGGGTTTACTTATCGTTAGCAGATATCCAAGAAGCATTCAAGGAGTACGGTAAAGAGAAAGTACCAGTGGATGAGTTCTCTATGTTAGACGTAGACCAAATCGTTAAGTTTATAGCTAAGGTAGAAAGCAAAGAGGTGGATCATAACGATATTACAAACAAGAAAACATGGGAGCTAGAGGGTAGCGTGGAAGAAAAGCAATCAGTAGATGACCTACTTGATAACTTCTTCAACTAGTTACAGCTCGGTTTACAAAGTAATACAATCGTGGTATACTGCTTTACAGTCATCTTTGGAGGAGGAGCTTAATGGAAACACCTATTATGACCCAAATATTGAGAAAGGCTATTGAATCTCCTACGTTTTCGAAGGAGGTTCTGCCTGTTATCCCACTATCGGTATTTAACAGTTCCCAGGAGTATAAGGAACTAGTCGGGATTATCAAGCGGTACTATCAAACGAACCGTAACGTTTTAAATGAAGATACATTCCTTACACTGACTCAAACGAAGCTAGACCGTATGAGAAAAGGTGCAGAGGAACAGCAAGAATACTTTAACAAGATTCACAACCTGTACAAGGTTCGAGACTTATCGGATGAAACGGTAATCGATGAAAATATAGAAATGCATATTCGTAAGGCTATGCAGCTCGACTGGATGACACGGTTAACAATGAACCTGGAAAATGAAACATACTTGGAGAAAGCGGCAGAAGAATTCAAACAGATTCTATTGCTGAACGTAACAGGTAAACGTGACGAAATTATTAACGTCCTGGACGATACCGAGTATAAACGTACATCGTTATCTACAATCTTCCAAAACATGATTCCTACAGGCTTTGTTGATATTGACCATCTTAACGGTGGTGGGTTAGGTAAAGGAGAATTAGGAATGGTAGTAGCTGCTTCAGGTACAGGTAAAACTCTGATCCTGACGAACTTAGCTACAAACTATACGAAGAACAAATACAACGTACTATTCATTGCCCTAGAGGAATTAGAAAACCGAATGCTTTTAAAGTTAGAGCAATCGTTACTACGAAGAAACCGAAGCCAAATCTTAACGGGTGCGGCACTGAACCACGTAGAGTTCGACAAGAACCAACAGTTTATTAAACAGAATCGACAGCATTTTGGTAACTTATTCTTTGCTAGATACTCTCCACGAACAATTACACCTGCGAAGATTGAGCAATTGATTTCAGATGTTAAGATTCGTTGGGGTATTGACCTTGATGTAGTTATCATTGACTATCCTGAATTACTTCGTGACCCGAATGCTACAGGGGATGATGCGAAAGACGGTGGACGTTTATTCGAAGAGATGAGACGTATTGGACAAGAGTACAATGTGGTAATGTGGACAGCAGCTCAGATGAACCGTACAGCCTACAGCGCAACAATTAGAACGTCAGAAAGTATGGAAGGCTCACTTCGTAAGAAAAATGCTGCGGAGTTAATTCTAACAGTACAGCAGTCTGACGAAGAGTTTAGAGCAGGGTTCGTTCGGTTATATGCGGACAAGCTTCGTAACCCTCCTGAAGGACAGTTTGATAAGATGATAGGGCTTAAGGTAGTTGGTAGTGCCCAAACCGTACGTAACTATAAATCGGAACAAGAGAAGAACGAGCATTTAGCTGTTCTTGAATCGATAGATGACGCACGGGACGCAATGTTTAAGAACAAGCGTAAGGGTAAACAAAATGATACACCAATGCCAAACTATGCTGCTGAGATTAACCAGTCCATTCAGAATATGAGGGGAGCAAACTAAATGAAGAATATTGCGGTTATGTCAGGTCACCTATACAAGAATCCTTTTGGTAGAATAGACATTGAAGAGTTGGTATTCATACATGATGACTATGAACGTAGAGACACATTTGACGATGTAGGCGAAGCAATTATAGATGCTATTGACATGGAAAATAAAGACGACCACTATTTCATTGTAGTGGTTAAATCCGAATGGACTAAAAGCTACCATCCTGAGTTCGGTACTGAATGGGAAGTTGAACATGAAGTAATAGAGCTTAATAGTATCGAACAGATTAAGGAGGTATTCTCGAATGGGACGCAATCTAATTAATTTCGCTGATTTTCATTTACATAACTTTGAGGATTTCGCCAAACCAGTGACATACAACTTCTTCGGTAAGGAGATGGAACTAACTGATCGCCTGGTGGCACAAATAGAAACCCTAAATAAGATATTTGCTATCGCTCACGAGAATGATGCAGACATTGTATTCGATGGGGACTTTTTCCATGCTCGTAACAGAATACCGACATTAGTATTCAACTTAGGTTTCGATACTATTTATGAGAACATGATGAAATACCCTGACATTAACTTGTACATGGTAGTTGGAAACCATGACCAAAAGGATAACTCACCGTTCCCTGAGCACAGCTTACGAACGTTTAGAACGATCCCGAGGGTAACTATCATGGATGATTTCAAACCAGTATACACAGGTTCGTGTATGATTTATCCTGTATCGTACTCTGATGATGTAGCGATGGTAAAAACAAAGATTAAAGAGTTCGCAGAACATGCAAAGACATTTGACGAACCTACTATATTAGTTGGGCACCTGGGAGTAGACGGTAGTGAAACTGGACGATACAGCCACAGACTAGAAGGAGCATTCCAACTAGGAGACTTGTATCCGAATGTATTCACTTATGTAGCCCTGGGACATTACCATAAACGACAGTTCTTAGGTGGAACAGACAACATGTTCTACTCGGGCAACCCGATACAGGCAAGCTTCTCGGATGAGGGACAAGACAAAGGTGTATTCCACTTGAACGTAGAAACTATCGGTAAGCCGCAGTTCATTCCGATTGAAAACAAAAAGTTCATTACACTTACGGAAATTCCTTTTAATGCCCAGGAACTTGTTGATAACAACTACATTCGATTCATTTTGCCGCAGGAACTAGCAACCCAGGTAGCGATTCTCAAGGACGACTCAGACAACATACGCTTAGAAGTACAGAAAGAGTACAAGTCCGAAACACGTATCGATATTGAAGTCGGTTCAAGTGAAATAGAAATCGTAGAAGCCTATGCAAAAGAGTACGCGCCTGAGATAGTAGAACTAGCTCTAGACATACTGAAAGAAGCATTAGAAAAAGACGCAGTATAATAGTCAGAAAATTTAGGAGGTATCCTTATAATACCTCCTTTTTGTGTTGACATAAAATAGGTCAAATGCTACAATGATGATACAGAACTGTATACACACCTAGTTAGAAGGAGGAC